CAAACCACCAACGCGAGCATTGAATGAGTAAGCAACAGTGTCAGTACCATCATATACAGCGATAGTGTAAGTACGAATTGTTGAACCGCTATAGCCATCAGCGCGAATCTGGAGCAATGCTGGATCAGCAGAATTCCAAGCCGCAGTAATAGTCATAGAAGTAACTTGGTTTTGAGTTGTGATCTTAGCACCAGTACGAGCGCCAGCTACAGAGTAAGCGGCTGAAGCATCGTCAGCACCGAAAGCTGGAATAGCTTCTACAGGAACAAACATACCAGCAGTGCCAGCACCGCCAGCCGCTGTACCAACAATATTTGCAACTTGACCAGTCCATGTTGATAACTGGGAATCAGTTAAAGCAACAGGTTCTACATCATCTTGCATCCATAGGGTCGCAACATATCCAGGTAAGACTTTATTGATTAGTGCCATTTTAAATACTCCATAAAAAGTTAATAAATCTTGTCTTATGCTGGAACATAAATCATGCAATCTAGGAAAATCTGATTTAATCCCAATTCGTTATCGTAGCTATTATATAACCAATGCACATCGGCTTTGGCTATAAAGAATCCGCTTGATCCGCCAAACTGACCTGAGTAGCCATGCAATGATTGTAGTATATCGTTAGACAGATTAAAAGCCTCCACTTTATCGACAGAAAAAATGGAAATCTGAAAAATCGGTGTATCGATACCTTTATTGCTTTGGACTCCGCCAGTGTAAACATCCTGGTGAACATTGCGTAATTGCCATGTTACAAAGGCTGGCTGTTTTGCATAATCCCTGTTGAAGTTCTGATAAACAGGGACAGGGCTAACAATGCTACTCAATTGATATTGAATTGCCTGTGCATATACAAACGGATTATTTTGAGTTGTCATACTGGTGTATTCGGTGCGTTGTAATAGCAAAGCAATGTGATATTCATGCGATCATCGGACTCACGAACATCAGTAATCCGCCAATCTTGGCCTCTCCATGTAATACTATACAAGTCTTGGTCATCTACAATCCGCTTCATATTTGGAGTGTAGTTAAATGTCAGGTTTACCAAGTCTTGATAAACACGATATTTATCGGCAATTCTAAGACTATTATTAACATCCCTCACGCGGGCGCGTGTAGCGAACCAAGGTGTTGGAACAGTAATATATTGACCGATGGAATCAACACTATCTTCCAATGTGTTGATTTCAACATTCTCATAGCGGGTAATTGCCATTTATAGCACCAATGGTTTGTATGGTCTTAAAAGTGCTTCTACACCAAATGGGATGTTATGCAAGATACCCATAGTGGTATTGCTACGATTATTGTAAAGGTGAGTCAAAAGAAGCAAACCAGCCTGTTTAATAACAGGGTATTGGGCGATTGGGCTTGCATTTGTAGTGTAAGTAGCCACAATAGGATTTGACATCACTTGGTTAACTTCTGATGGCATTCCACTAGACAAAACAATCTTATTTCCAGTTGGGTCGTAATAATACGATGTCTTTGGCAATACTGTAAATACAGGAATAGAATCTGCACTCCAATACCCAACTGAATTAATTACAGTGCCAATGGTAGTCCTAAAGTCTTGAGATACTTCTGGCAAGTCTAAGCACATCTGAGTTCCCGTTGTGCTTGTAGCCCCGTAATAAACCTTGTATTGAATAGGAAAAATGCTCATTCCTAAATAATCCTCAATTGCCATGCGTGTGGCAACTTCCAAACCTTGCAAATATGAATCCTGACTCTCGTCTTGAAACAAGTTTAACTGGTTGGTGATTTCGTCAAGAGTTAGCCACGCGGTTTGAATATCGCGGCTAACTTGCTCAACTTTTTCGTAACTATAAGGGTTACGGCTAGACCCTAAAAAAGGCCCTGATACATAAGGATCATTAGGCATGACTAACCTTTAATTAGGCTGGGCCAACTAAACGAACACCAGCAAATACATCACGAATAGTAGAAACAACACGCTTCTCTGCAAACAGTGTAATAAATCCTGGGGCAGTTTGGTCGAAACGCTGAATGCTCATTTCTTCGCGGTCAGCAATAGTCATAAACTTGTCCCATTCGGCTAAGTAAACTGGGTAGTTTCCAGCCGCTGTGGTACTCATGTATGGGTTAGGAATAACTCTGTATCCAAAGATGTAAACAACAGCACCTCCATCGTCATCACCAACTTCAAGGAAGTTATTGGCAGAAGATGAAGCTTTTAGCTTACGCAACTGGCTAATTGTTGTTGGATGCATCATCCAGCAAGTAGTTGGCTTGAATTTGTATTGTGCTGGCAATGCGGCTTCTAAGCTTGCCAAGTCATCATAAGCAACGGCTGTATTAGCGGCTTGTGCAACTGCCAAAACAGTGTGGCGGCCATTAGTAATGGCGCTACCATTAGTTCCAAATGCCGCGGCAGATGTTGAATTAGGGTATGAGTTAAGACCACGCAGACCAGAGGTTGCGCCGTAGTTAACTGTAGTGGAACCAGATTGGTCATTGTTGAGCATCATAGCAAGAGCTTCTTGCTGTGCAAATTCAAGTGCAATATCTGAAACCAATGTTTCTTCTAAGTAGTTCACATCGCTTAAAACGGCTGTTCTTACTGGAACAGTAGCGTTAATAGCGCGAACTGGCAACTGCCAGAACTGAACTGCTTCATTACCAAGGTTAGAGTTAACTCCATAACCCCAAGGATTGTCTGAACCGCTTTGCAACAGTGTTGCATTGCCAGTTTTGGCCACAAACGCTTCGTCTGAGCCAATAGTTGTGATAACTCGTGCGCCAGCCATGCGGAATGGATTGCCATAACGCAATGCCGCAAACGCATCATCGTAAATTACGCGACCACCAACACCTGAACCCGAACCAGTAAGTGCTGATGCTTCTTTTAAGTTTACAGTTGCCTTGCCATCTACAAGGGCTGTTTTTACTGCTTCAAGGATTAGATTGGTTGTCATATTTAATTCCAAATATAGTTAAAGAGGGGGGATTGCTCCCCCCATCCATATTACAGATCAGCAGTTGCTGTGGAACGATAACGAACCAAAGCAAATGGATCAACAACAGAAGTTGCCAAACGCTTCTCACCAAAGAAGGTGATGAAACCAGGCAATGTCTGGTCGTAACGGCGGAGAACCATGTTCAAGCGATCAACGATTGCGTGAGCGCGATTCCAATCACCGAAATACATTGGGAACAAGTCATCAGTACCAGCAGAAGCTGAGTATGCACTTGGAACATCAACATATTTGTTAACAACAACATCAAAGCCAAGCAATGTACCAACGATACCATCGTTGCGAGCCAAGCCATCGATGTAGATTGGGCGGCCATTGTCATCAACTAAACCACGGATTGCGGCAAGCATCAATGGGCCAACAACAAACTTAGCAGTTGGTGTCCAGTATTGCTGTGGCAATGCATAGATGAAGTTAACGATGTCAGCATAAGTAACATTGTTTGCCAATGCGTTGCCGTTAGTTGTTAACTGGTCATAAGTTGCTACATCATGTAAACCAGATGTAGAACCAGTGCCGCTAGAACCGAAGGCAGAAGCAGTAGTTTGACCACCAGCGTAAGAACCAGCAACACCAGGGTATTGATTCAAACCGCGGAGGCCGTTAGAGCCGCCGTATGGCAATGAAGTAGAACCTTGGTCATTGTTTTGAATCATTGAAAGAGCTTCAGCTTGTGAGAACTCAGCCAACATATCGGAAACAACATTACCTTCCAAACCATCGATGTCATCCAAAGCCGCTGTACGGATAGGGAATTGAACATTCAAGTCTTGGAGAGTTAATTGCCAAATGTTTGTATCTTCAGTTGTAGCAGATCCGTTGTTCTGGATTGCATAACCCCATGCCGCACCAGCGTTACCAGTTTTAGCACGGAACTGATAGGTAGAACCTTCAGTAGCAACAGCGCGTGAAACACCACGCATTGGGTTTAACAAACGCAGAGCCGCGAATACTGGATCGTAGGCAGTACGACCACCAACACCAGCGCCAGAACCAGTCAATGCTGAAGCTTCCTTCATGTATGCATCGTATTGGCCTTCGTCAGCAAACATCTTGATTTCTTTTTGAACTTTAGCATCGCTAGAGTAGAAAGATTTCAATTGCTCTTTAACAGAACGATTAACTTCTTGACTAATAGTCTTGTAAGTCTTGATAACAGGAGTTGCACCCATTTCGCTTACTTTAGCTTCTAAAGCGGCTACTTTTTCGGCGAATTCAGCTTTAACTTCTTCGACTTTAGCAACGGCTTCAACTTTGCTTTCTTCAATCTTAGCAACTGTCTGTGCTTCGATTTCGTCTAGCTTTGCAATAATTTGCTCGGACATGATATTTCCTTTATTTAATGCGATTAGATAATGCTTTCAACAATGCTCTTTGCTCTAAAGCTTTAAGAATTGTATCGGCCTCATTTACCACCGCTTCCAAATCACTTGGTTGTGGGGTTTCTTTAACAATCTCCTTGTTTGCATCACGCAATTCAAGAATCTTCTTAAAGACGGAAGATGCGGTGGTCGCACCCTTCTTGGAAAGTCCTGCCTCACGCAAGGCTTCCTCAACTAAGCGAGGATTCAAATGCCCTTCAGCATTGAAACACTCTAATTTCATTACTTCGGCGGCTGGATTGTTTGGATACATCACAACAGACACTTCACGCAAACCACCTTTAGTAATCTGGAAATAAGCTTCATCGCTATCATCACCAGACATAAGTTCGTTGCCTTCTGCATCAACCATGCAAGCTTCATCAGCGTATGCGCCAACAGAAACTCCACCGAATAGATTTGGTGATTCTTTTAATACATGATAAACATCCGCACCAGCGGAAGTTTCTAAGAATAATTTGCCTTTAGCTGTCATGCCTTTTTCGTCAAATGCGATTTCATCCCATTGACCGATAGGCATTCCCATATCGTTGTGATTGAGAAACATTGGCATTGGCTTGCCAGCGGAAGTGAATTCATCAGCCCAGGCTTTAAATCCTTCTGGCTTATAAAAGAATTTACGGCCATCTGCGCCTTCTCGCGCACCCCAAGTGGTGGCTACAGCTTCAATTTTACCGCTTGGATTTTGTGCTTCGTCTGCCGCTTGACCCAGTTGCAGTTTTGCTTCGCACACTAGAAGTAGATTTTTCATTTATTGCCCCAAGGTTAATAGCCTGATTATTATCTTGTATTTTAGGGACTTTAACTACCTTTTTCGGTAGTTTATCACTAGGTTGTTTAATTTGTAAATTCAATACATCTAAAATCTTAGTAAGTATCGTCATTATCATTTACCTATATTCATTTTCTTTTTCTGGTTTCCACCGCCACCGCCAGTATCTTGCGGAGAAGTGCCAGGGATTGCATCTTGTTTTGTATTGGCCTGAACTAATTCATCACCACCCTCAATGCGGGTAATGTTTAAATATTCCCGTGCTTCATTAGGGGTCATAATACCATTACTTACACCAGATGAAACAAAATTCATTTGGTCTAATGGCGCACCCTTCAAGAATTCTTTGGTATCAAATCGAATACAAAGATTTGGATAGCCTTTGAGCAAATGAGAATTTAATTTCTGCTCAATATTGATAACCATTGGATACATGGTAGTTTTGTAGAACTCATCCAACATGGTTTGAGTATTATTATATTTTTGATCCTGAATGCCAATCATGGCTGGAGAAACACCAAACAAACCGCAAATACGCTTCATTGTCTGAAGCTTTAATTGCGCGGCATCGGCATCTTGCAGGGTAAGCATCTTAATTGTTTCAAATGTCATGCCCTGATCGAGCAACATACCTTGACCTGGCTTAGACAAATCAGTTGTCTTAGATCCAGTCATGCTTGACCAAGCTTCTTTGATTCGAGCCGCTACTTCTTTGTATTTGGCATCTGGAATAACTTGTTCTGTACGGAACAAACCACTTGGTTTTGCTCCGTTTTGCATTACAAAGTTAGCGTAAAGGTCAATATCTTGATCTAAACCAACTAATTCTGCCGCAAGGATTCCTTTATTGAAACCAGCAGAGCCTTGCCATGCGGCTTCCGAAATGTGCATAACTTGATGAGCCGCAAGCAACTCATCTTCATTAAAGCCATAACTAGGAGTAGAAAGACGATAGGCGGGATAACGACCAGTAGTAAGCTGAGTGGTAATAAGAGTTGAATCGAGGTTATACATTTCGATTGGTGTCGATAACGAATCCTTTTGGTCTTTTCTCCACCAAAGGGTAAAAGTTTCGCCAGCCAGGTCTTGCCACATCGACCATTGATACCAGAACTCATAAGAACTCTCGAAATTATTAGGTGTCATCAATAAGTTAAGGACTTGCTTGGCCTTAACCTTATCCCTAGAGCCAACTTTATCAGATGTAATGGCATCAACCATTGAACCATCTGGTAATTTAACCATTACTTGTTTAGGTAGCTGTGCCAATGCTCTTGCTTTGACACCAACGCAAGCCATTACTGTGCTATTGCGCGTAAGAACCGAAATATCAACTGCTCTTCCAGCGGCAGTGGTACTAGAAGTAGTTACATAGAGTAACTGCATCCCGACAGTCTGTTTTCCATCTTGCCCCTGGTAAATGATGTTATTACCAAGTTGGGTCTGTCCAAAGACAGTATTCGATTCATTTTGAACCGCTTTTTTCCCTCTGAAAATGTCTAACATTCCCATGCTTTT